ATTAAAAGAAGTGTTAAACAGAATAGGGACATCCGCAATCTTATCGAATGCGTCAATGAGATTGTAGTAGTGTTCATTCTGCTCTGGGGTGACGGTCTGGATTCTGCAAGTGTTATCAACGTGAATAACAGAAGGAATCTTTTCCTCTACCCCATCGTGACATTTGACTGCATACATCATGTGAGGTGTCTCATCACGACCTGCTAGATCAAACCAGTCATGCACTTTCTCTTTCTTAATAGAGCAAGCAAATGGTCGGAACCATTCGCGGTGCTTGACTGCATTGACATGATCTTTACCATCTTTGATAGTAGGATCAAACAGGATAGATCTGTTGCCCAATGCACGAGGACCACCTTCGGAACGACCCTGATAGATGGTTACGATGTTGCCTTCACGAATTAGTTTAGCAACATCATCGTAAGAAGTGTCAGTGACTTCTAGACCCTCTAGATCTGCTTCATAAGTAGCAGGATCATATTGAGGACCATAGTAAACAGACTCTTGCTTACTGGGTTTCTCGGTTTCCTTCAGTTTGTTGTAGACATATTTAGCTCCACCAATAGAAGTACCGCCGTCATGCGAGATAGGTTCGCAGTAGATATTCAGATCAGGGAACTCCTTCCAATACTTGTAGTTTGCAACGCAGTTGAGACCATAACCACCACAAATTACAATGTTCTTTTCACCAGTCAACTCGTGTGCTTTGCGAATCAACTGAACCATACGGTCGGAAGTTTGTTCCTGAATCTTGTAAGCGAGATCCTTTTGAATATCCGTATACTCACCTTCAACGTGATTCTTAACGTCCTCTTTTAGAATTTCATAACGAGGGACATTGAGCATCGCAGCATTAGGATAAGTAGGAATAATCAGATCTCGATTACCCCACTCGCCATTGAAGAATGATGGTAAGTCTTCATTAGGTTTGCCGTATGGAGCAAGACCCATGAGCTTACCTGCCTCAATGGCAGGGAATCCACAGTATTGCGTTACCGCTTCATACATCTTGGTGTGACCAGGATATTCGGTGATGAAGATATTATCATCTGCTTCCTGCATACCAATTGCTTGCTTGGTGCCGACATGCTTGAATACAGTGTCGAAGTCACCAGGATATGAAGCTTGGAAAATAGTTTCAAACTCATAACAGGTGTCTTGGATTTCACCAACTTGTAAGAAACTACCAGCACCATCAGCAATGACGCACGCAGCAGTTTCAAAACCAGAGTTATAGAAACCACAGGCAGCGTGCATCTCGTGGTGGATGGTATCGATTTCGTGAGTTTGGAACTCGAATCGTTTCCTAGCAAGCTTCCTGACCCATCCAGCATATGCATCCTCACCAGACCAGTCTAGGACTGGACCATGGCGGTGAGTGTGACAGATGACCAGGTGGTCGATGTGATCTACATAATCGAATACTTTCTGTAGACCGAGAAGAGGAGATCCATCGTACTTAAAGCGAGACAGTCGCTCCTCCTCCAGATAAAATACTACTTCACCATCGACGAGCAAAGTCGTACTCCCGTTGTGTCCACGGGCGACCGATACAATAACAGACATGATAACCTCAAATTATACTTTTACGTTTGTCGAAAACCCTTTCTTACTGGGTTCTAATGCAGGAATCTTTACTCCATTGTTCGCTGCTTCCATTTCGATTGCACCTAGACCAGGTGTTTTTGGTGCAGACTTTGGTGCTTCTGGTGGGCAAGTAGGACATCCTTGTTGAGGACCGCCATATGATTCGGGAAGAACAACTACCGTTTCTGGTTTTGTATAATACTTGTTCATCATCTTGTCAACCGACTTCATGATGACTTCTTCCACTTTATCATTCATAGCCATGATTCCATCATTGACCCTCGCAGATTCTTCATCTGGGGCAATACGAATAGGATCATAGATTCTCAAACCTTCGCCCATGTCAAGGACTTCTACCTTCTCGTGATCAGGGTAAGAAACATTGATACCAAAAGTAGATCCCATGACAGAAACAACTGGCGTTCCTTGAGCATATGCAATATGCTGACCAACAGAATCGCATCCTAGGAACACATCTGCTTCCTTAATAATTCCAGCCCATCCTCTGATGGGAACCTGGTTACCAGCTGGGAAAGAGATAGTGTCTTTGAGTCCTTCTTTCTCGAAGTCAAATCCAAACTCTGACATCAGGATGACAGAATATTTTTTCTGCAAACGTTTGATGATAGAGACTACATTATTAAACTCGAAACTTCTGCCAGAAGGATCAGTGATAATGTTGCCAACAGTTTGAACTCCTCTACCGAATGGTTGGAATACAACTGTTTTTTTCTTATTAGTTTTTTGTCTTACTTCCTCAACAATAAACCTTCCGTTTACTTTTTCTTCCTGGGAAAGTTTGATTGTTGGTTTGGGTAGTTCTCTAATTCCCTTTCCGTTGATTGCGATATCAAACGCTTGAGATAGACTACACTTTTGATTGTAGTATTCCCAGATTCTATATGGTTCTGGACTTACAACATCTGTGTGGATCAGTTTATCTCTAAAGAGATTTTTGTGCCATGAATCGTACACCTTATTATAAAGTGTAGGATGTCCTTTGAAGAAGTCTGTACCTCCTTCGCAGATGATTAGGAAATCCTCGTCGGGATGATCCTCTTGATATTTCTCAAAGGCAGGAATTGAACAAAGCACACGTCCAGCACCACCATTGACGAAAAATGATTTAGGTCTCATAGTCAATCACTAATGATTTAGATACTTTATTTAGGTGAGTTCTCGGGGCGGTTAAACGCACCAGGCAACCCAAGAATACCTTGTTCCTTTAGTTACTGGAGTAACTTCATGTGGATACAAGAATACTGATGGGAATGCTGCTACCTCACCCTTCTTTAATTCTACTTTATGATCATTCCAAAAAGTTAGTTCCCCACCTTCATAATCATCATTCAAAACTCCGATAATACTAGTGACTGGAATGCCACGTAAGTTACCATCAAACATGTCATGAATATGATCGTGATGTGGTTTGATACTATCTCCTTCAGAATATTTGTTGAACTTGACATTTGAAGCCACAGACCAGAATAAATCTGAATTTGTATTTTCTGGTTGATGGTATTTCTCATGGTATGCTTCCAAAAGATCTTGGATTAATGGATATATTTTTCCAGAAGCAGTATCGTCCTTTAAAGTTTGAAAGTCTGCTTCTTCTACATCCTGTTTAAGACCAGCGTCATACCACTTGTGATCTTTCCATGGTCTCTTGTCAACACGAGCAATAATCTTATCGCATAAGTCGTCAGGGATTAGTTTGTATACGAATATGTGATCACGTAGATCAGGATACTTAAGCATAAAAAAAGAGGGTCCGAAGACCCTCCCATTATACCATAAAACTGATCACTCGCCGTCAGTTGCTTCGTCGTTCAGATAACCTTCTGGATCTACGTTGTAATCGTAATCTTCGATTAGTTCTGCTAGAGGGTTGTGTGGGAATGGAATCATGAAAGCATCGATACCATCAAACTTGGTATAGAGGTCTTCCATTTCAGCAATGTATGCTTCTGCTGCAGTGATTTGATCAGCAGTCATGTTACCACGGAGTGCAGCTAGTTTTTCTTTGTCACCAGCCAAAGAACCTGCATGTGCTGCCTTGTGGATTTCTAGAGTCATCCAAGGCTTGAACCATGGGAAAGGAGTAATCCAAGAATCAGTGTTGAGATCATACATGATCTCGTCAACAGCATAAGTGTGGTTAGGTTGCTGTGGATCTGGACGCTTGTAGTAAACTTCACCAGCATTAGCATGACCAGCAGGGAATGCATATTCCTTCTGGGGATAACCTGTTGCTTCGCCAGTGTCCTGACCGATCAGAATAGCAGCCAGAAGAAGATCAGTTGCGTTCTCGTCGGGGCGGAGAAGAACTGCTCTCTCGTCTAGACCAGCACGTACTCTTGCTTGCTCTTCATCCTTTGTAGGGCTGGTGGTAGGGATGAACGACTGGTTTGCTAGAAGAGCGCCAGAGGAAGCATCTACAAATACCCAAAGGTACTGTGGACCTTTGTAGGTGAAGGTTGCCGTAAGACCAAGATCACTAGTCTGCTTGGTATACTCATCAGGCAAGTTATAAGTTAGGGGTTTTGAAATATTCGCCATGGTAGTAATCTCGTTTTAAATCCTTGGTTGTCGTTGCTGTATTATTTATAAACTATGGAATCAATATCCCTCTTCGGTTTGCTTGTAGTTGATGCGAACCATACCTGGGTTACCGTGTTGACCACGGCAGCAACCGCCGCCATGTACCCAAGCAGAAGCGCCACCAGTGCCAGGAACATAGTTTTTCTCGTAGTTCTCACCACCGCCGCCACCCCAACCAAGTTGGGTAGTAGCATACATGTTGAGGTAGTAACCACAACCTTGGCACTCACACTGAATACCAGGCAACCATCCACCTTTGCCGTTAATGAGACCACCAGGATAAGGAATCAACTGCTTGTTCCAGCAGTGGTTACCTTGACACCACATTTGACCTGCTCCAGGGTTGCCATAAGCACCACCAGATGCACCGTAGTATAGAGCACAAGGACCATTGCAGCAAACGTTGCAAAGAGTTGCCCAGTTGCAGCAGCACATGTAGCAGCAAGCACAACCGCCGTATCCACCGTTAGCACAGAAGTTGGTAAGACCGTAACCGATGATACTAGTCTTGCCACCTGGTTGACCACAGGAAGGACCTTGACGTGATCTACCACCTTGACCGATGTCAATAGCATAAGAACATCCAGGAACTACATCACTACCAGAGAGTTTCTTATATGCATAAGCACCAGATGATCCAGGTACACCGCGAGTACAGCAGCAACCGTCTCCACCGCCGCCACCTGCGCCCCAGATCTCAAAGATGATCTCTGTAGTGTTGGCAGGAACAACCCAATCGGGATAATCATAGTAACTATAGTTACTAGTCCAGTCAGAACAACCAGCACCGCATTGTGCGGTGATGTACATTGTCTTATATCCCTTTGATGGATAAGGTGGCAACTTGGTTACAGGATCAGATACTGCTAATCCTCTAATCGAATCAGTTGTAACGATCCCGAGCAGATCGCGTAAATTTGAATTGGGCATCGGTACGTTTCCTTGTTATATGCTATTTAGATATTAGTTACAGAAGTGGTATGCACAGTTTAGGTTCTCACCAATCCAGCAGGAGCAGTAAGTGATCTTAATGAATCCACCCATGCCTCTATAACCGTAGCAGCAACCGCCACCGCAAGCTGTAGCAGATGGAGATCCAACACCAGGCAAAGTTGCATTACAGTATGCGTTGAATGCCCATGGCATAGTTCCTTGACAGAGGGTGTGCTGGTGAAGGCAAGCATCTCCTCTATAGTTGGAGATCATATGACCACCTTTATCGTCAATTAGACGTGCTGGATATGCAAGACCTGCTTTTGCCCAACAGTTGCTGGACGTATTGTAAATTCTAAAGAATCCTGGTCTTCCAGGAATAACTTCGTCTGCACCATATCCACAGGCACAATCTGTTGCGGGGTCCCAACCGCCACAACCAGCCCAGTAGACTCTATCTTGGCAACGGAATTGAGTATCCCAGAATGCGTAGCAGCATGTCTTACCAGGTAGTCCACCTTCTACGCAGAAGTTAGAACCGATGGCATTTTGTGCATCGCCGTTCTTACCACAGATGTAAGTCTTACAACCACGGATACCACAGCAGCAAGAAGAGCAGCAAGTGGGTTCTGCTACCTTCAAGAAGAAGCACCATCCACCTTGGATTTGTGGATAAGTGAGAGTCTTTCTAGCGTATGCACCAGATCCACCAGGCATACCCTGTTGGCAACAGCAAGCACCGCCACCAGAACCGCCACCACCCCAGATTTCAAAAGTCATCTGGGTAGTGCCACAAGGAACACAGAAGTATTCCATGCAATAACCTCTATAAGAGCTATCGCATTGTAGGTTACAGTGGGGGGCAAAGTTAAATACTTTGCCGTCCCTAATTTTAGTGTAACTACCGAACGTTCCTGCGGTCTGTAGAACGGTGGAGTCGAATTCCCTTCCTAGGAGTTTCCTTAAATTTGCCATTGAATTATACCTTGCAATACCATGTGACTTTGACCATTCCAGCAGCACCTTCACCAGAGCAGCAGCAACCGCCACCGAAGGTATCGGATGAGAATCCACCACCACCAACTGGACCATTACGGAAGCAGTCAGCAGACATACCGCCGTTTTGACCTGTCAACCAGAGAGTTTCGTCTCTACCACAGGTATACATTCTCATGTGTCTGACATTATTGAATGTGCCAAACTTACCATCTTGGTAAGGAGCAGATGCGTGGGAGTTTTTCATCATACACCAGTTACCGCACTCTTGGCAGTCCATCTGGTTGTAGGAACCAACGTTACCCCAATACTCTCTACCAACTTCACAGCAGTAATCGCGACAAGCTCTGGTGGAACCAAACTTATCTGTTTGCCATCTGTTGTATGGTTCTCCAGTTTGCCAGTTCAGTCTGAAGCGGCAACCCCAACTGTATCTCGCACCACCGAAGCAGCAAGAGTAACCGTGGCATCCACCACAAGCACAGAAGTTAGAAAGACCAGGACCAACAACGAATGATTTGCAACCATCGTAACCACCGTTGCCAGGGTGTCTGCAAGTAACAGAACCAGCGCAAAGACAGTAGCAGCAGTTATCTAACTGGTTGACACCTTGAGCAGCAGCGCAAAGAGTAAACTTATTGTACTGACCAGAGTGTCCAGCAACACCAGACATACAGCAGCAAGAACCGCCGCCGCCTCCGCCGCCGCCCCAGACTTCAAACTCGACTTTACACACACAGCATGAAGGAACGCACCAAACCAGTTCTTGGTGAGCGTAACTGTGGCTGCTTTCGTAGTACCAGCACATGTCACCACGCCAGAGAATCTGGTGTGCGTTTTGTGGACCGTAATACGTAGCTACTGGAATACCATCAGTTGTGGCGATATCCAGTAGATCTCTTAAACTAGACATTAGTCAATACCTCCCTAGTATTATCAGTTAGAAAGGATCGACCAACCGTAAGAAGATCCAGTGTAGATTAACTCAAGTGATGCATTCTTAATATCGAAATCGAGGTCTTCTGCCAAGTTGGCGAGTTTGTTGCCATTACGTGCAACAACTGCTTTAGTTGTACCACATTGTCCTGCAGCGTCGATTAGGTTGACACGATCGCCAACTGCTGGGTTAGCAGGCATTGTTAGCGTAAATTCAGTTCCCGCTGTGGTATCAATCAGGAGAATTTCTCCTGAAAGAACAGTATGGTTAGCGGTAACTGCTACCGTTGCTCTAGATTCCGATGGTGGTGTAGATAGGTTGCGTCCCATTGTTCTTAAAACTCCTTTGTGTTATTTATCAAGCCTCTTCTTCAACGCCATACGCCGAAACGCTGACGTTTGCAGTATCAGAGAGGACTACTAGGTTTTTAGTTGCTTGGAGCGCAATACCAGTTCTCTCCAGGATTCCGTATCCTGCAATTTCTGCATTGTACTCAATATACTCTGCGCCAGTTGGGGTGCCAGTGGCAGCAAGAGCAACACGAACGCTAACAGGTGTAGCGTTGGTGTTGACAATGTTAAAGTTTACGTATGCAACAACGTTTGCAGGTACGGTATAGACTGTGGTTAGGGTGTTTGCTGAAAGGGAAGCTTGTGTCCCCAGGATTCCAGAAG